CTATGACGAGGGTGGATACCACTGCTTGAGTCAACAAGCTGTGATACTGTCCCACTTGGTTTGACACAGGTGATAGCTGTGCTTTGTGGGATTCCAAAGATCGCTGACCATTCTTTGTTCGTTTCAACAGCAACCTGCCGTAGTGCTTCAAGTGTTTTATCAAGTCCATGTTTCTTTCCACTAGTTAATTCGTTATCCATTATACCTGTAAGGCTAACACCAAGAAGTCTTTCTTCTTCAGTATTATTCTTCCATACCTTACGCAAATAAGGAAACTTAGTTAAGGTAGCCTGTGCTGTGCCAAGTATAGTCGCAAGCATCACTTTCCTCTTCAGATCGTCAAACTTATCTTTCTCTCGTATTACTACCTCTGTTAGGTTACAGAACTGATAAGGTCTAAGTATTATCTCGCTGCAAGGATTAGTTCCAAACTCATGGTCTGCATCTCTCCTGCCAAACTTCTTTGCCTGTTCCTTTGCAGAGGTTCTATTAAATATACCACGCTCTCCTGACTTTGACTCCACAAGAGATGTCCACTCCCTTAGGAATGTCTCTCCGTCAGGCTTGTCAGTATAGCACACAGAGTTGTTAGCTAGTGCCATCTGTGGTGTTGTCTCCCACCATTGGCCTGATTTAGCGTGTCTCATACGTCCATCAGATAGATTAGACAAACTAATCATAGCAGACCTACGCACACCACCTGACACTACAACTTCTCCAACCTTACACATTAGGTTGTGACAATCGTAGCTTGACAGTTTACGTCCTACGTTGTCCTTGAATAAGGCTGTTGTAAAGTTAAATAGGTCAATCAAAGGAGCAGGACCTGATGCTCTACCTCCGAAAATCTTTAACCTAGAGCCTGCAGGTCTAACCTTTGATACGTCCCAATGTGGAGACTCCCCCATGTACAGATGACCTATAAGCTTACGCAACGCTCTTGCCCATCCTTCTTTGCTGTCCTGTACATCTATAACAGTGTCAACCTGCTCTATAGTTTGTGGTATCTCAGGAAGCTGATTAACGTACTGACGCTCAACAGAGAACCCAACTCCTGTACCACATAGTAATATATACATAGCTTCATCAAAAGACTTAGGATCATCAACAGGCAGATAGCTACAGTTGTACCCTGCAGTATTGTCTCTCTCTAACGCAAGTCCTGCTGTCATTAAGGCTCTCATAGAGGGCATAACCTCTAACTTAGTTATAGCGTCTTTTATTTGCTGTACAGGTAAGTGTCCTTTAACTTTTAACGACATAAAGTTAACATATCTGCTGACAGTTTCTTCCCATGTTTCTCTTCTATTCTCGTTTGGCAGCCACCTAGCGTATCTAGAGATGGCTATAAATTTTTGATAATCGTTCATATCTTTGTTACCTTTATGCTGTTAATTTCAATGTCGTCAATGTCATAGAGAAGATCCTTAACTATGTCAGATATAACTTTTTCACCTTCTTTTTTCTTAGATGCTGAATCACAGGTCACAGGTAAATGGCTAGACTCGTCATCTATCTCAACCTCTGCTGTAATCTTAAACTTCATCCTAACATACTCCTGTTATCTATATCTCTAATCATTGCTTTAAGATACCACTCTGCCTTTTTTAAATCTTCAATACCGTTCTTGTATCGCCAACGATGAAGATATTTTATCACATTACCTTGGCAATAGGAAGAGAACTCTGCACCTAGTTGTTGCTGAATATAATCAATACACTCCATACCACCATTGTTGTAGTGTGGAGGGCTGTTAACTCTGTCTACTTCCACTTGCTCAGTGTCCCTAGTTGTATTCTTTTCTTCTTCTCTGTCAACCATTTTTTAGGTATCTCCTTATCTGTCCATTTAAATCCATACTTATCACACCAATCACAGTATCTAGTCTTTGACCCTTTGTTAATTATATTGTATGCGTTCTGAAACAAAAAGCGTATGTCTAGTTCAGGATACTGTTCTTGTATTAAGAGGTGTTTAACTCTATCTCTTGGTCTGAACCAACCTTTCGCCTCAATAATAATACCATTGTTAAGAACAAAGTCAGGCTTATAGACCCTGAACATTTGCACTGCGTATCTGATTGACATTTTTTCATATCGAATCCTTTGCTTGAGAAGGCGCAACTCTTTGGCTACGCTCTCCTCAAACTTGCTCCTAAATTGTATCTTGGGCATCAGCTAACTTTACATAGTTTATCAAAGGTGGTGTAGCAGATTTAGAAACCTTTGATGGAAGAACTTGAAGATCCCAACACTTCTCTCTGTAAGAACAAAAACTACACTCAATGCCTAGCTTGAGGTTGCCACTAGGCTTACCGTAGTATGTCTCTTCTACAGGCTCGTAGCACCTCTCAAATGGCTCGTCATTATTTATGTAGTCTATAGTGCTTTGTATCTTTTCCATCTCTCCTTCAGTGTCTACATCATTAGCACTGACGTACTTAAAGTTTCCGTTTGCTTTGTTTATAACCCACCATCCACCGACAGGAACACCTTTCGCTTTTGCGTAGCCAACGAGTTGTGACACATACCCAAAGCTGTCTTTGCTCTGTAGTGTTTCAAAGTCTATGAATTTGTTTTCGTATGCCCAAGGGGAGGCTGACTTAACGTCATCAACCTTCCCATTTAACACGAGGTCATAAGTCCCATCAACATGCCCCCCCTTTGTTGGTAAAGAAACTTGCTCACTGTCATCAAACTTTACGTCTGCCGCCCTTAGTAAGCCTTTAAACACAGCCTCTATAATATCACCAAGAATCATGTTGATAAGGAAATATGGAGAATCAGAAATCTTTTCATCAGGATGATTTTTATCAAACCATAACTGACACTTCTTACGTCCGATGTTTGACATACGAAGTTTAAACTTCCTCTTCTCCCCTGAGAATTGACGACTCACTGCCTCTCCAACATCCTTGGCTATGAGGTCAACAATAGCCTTATCCATACTAGCGTTACCTAGCATGACGTTTTGTAAGAAAGAATGAATCGCCACTTCTGCAGGGTGGTTCATAAGCTACTCCTCAATTTCAACAATATTGGAGGCTATATCGTCTTCCTGATCAGATAGCTCCTCAGGTCTACGATGTTCCTCCCACTTGCTAATCGTTATTGAGTTCATAGCCTCAACCCACTCAACAAAGTTATTCAGCACTTCTTGGTCATCAGTGGTAATCTCTACTACTTTACCTAGCGTAGGCTTCAACACAGCATAAGTTGCGCCACTAGGTATACTCTTTACTTCTGAGCCAAGATGTAATAGATGCTGAATGGGAAGCCTATTCTTTCTTTGAATCTGATTAAAAATATCCGTCATAGCTTTGAAGCTATCTCTATTCTTAACCCTCATTAAGAAAGGGAACTCTTTAACATCCACAGGTTTACCATCGGCATCCTTAGCTTTGTCAAGCTTACACAAACCAAATATGATCTTGAACCTATCAATAGATCGCATAAGGTCTTGTGTCTCTTGTGGCAACGCTTTGAAGTCCTTGACATATCCTGACGGTCTACCACAGTTAAACGTACCGTAGTTATCCTTCAAATCGCCATTCAAAGACGTTGCCATTACAGTTCGCAACATTCTTCCTTCCCCCCCATCAGGCTTTTGATAGTGTTTATCATAGCGCTGAAACTGAAAGCGTTGCATAAAGGGACGGATAGTCACTTTGTCACTGTAATATATTGTATCATCAGGGAAGGTTACAGAGAAAGCTCCTGCTTTGACTATAGCTACTTCCATAGCCTCGCCATCTACTTCCTTTGTACCCATAACATTCTGATGAACTTGTTTGATCTCTGCTAAAGCTGATGTGCTTTTTGCAGGAGCGTTGGACATCCCCATTATTTCTGCCAGGTCAGCAGGGGATTTACCAATTATGTCTAATGCGTTTTCCATATGTTTTTTTACTCCTAAATTATAAAACGAATATTATCAGACTACATCTTTAACGTCAAGCCAATTATTACCTATCTTTGACTCTAGTAATAACGGAACATTAACATCGATGTCATAGTAAGACTCCACTATACTTTTTAAACTTTTATTCACGTCATCTATGATTCTAAGAACATCCTTCTCCTCTAAAGGATGAACATCCAAGACCACAGAGTCATGCACACTGTTTACTAACATACTCTTGTAACCATTTAATCTAGTCTCAATCTCCAACAATACAATAGGAACTATATCTGCTGTAGCAAATCCTTGCACAGGATAGTTCTTAATCATGGTAAAGTGTGTTGGAGTTCCACTTGCCCTTCTCTCTACGTCAGGAAAAGCATACTGCCTACCTGATGGTATCTTTATTCTGCCAAGGTTAATAGCCTCGTCTCCTAGTTTCTTGTGCCACTTAGCTATACCTCTGTATTTATCCATAAAGTGTGTGTAGTATTCTGCCTCAGCTTTCGTTCTACCGAACCCTGTAGCTCCGTAGAGAGGTGCAAAGGTGTGTGCCTTAGCTTCTTGCCTAGACGTAAGTTGTCCTGCCTCAGTGATGATCTTTGCCGTGTAGGAGTGAACATCAAATCCTGTGGACACTTCTTTCATTGCTACTTTGTCTTGCGATAGCAATGCTGCAACTCTAAATTCTAGCTGTGCAAAGTCTGCCTCTAGTATTTTACCACCGTCCCAACGAGATATGAACACTTTCTTAACAGGAAACGTACCACCTCTAGGCATATTCTGCATATTAGGGTTGCGTCCACTAAAACGTCCTGTGGCTGTGACATGCTGTGTAAGGCTAACATGAAGCATGCCATCATCCTTTGTGTAGTGTTCTATGCCATCAACAAAGGCTGAGAGATAGCTTGACACAGCGCTTTGTCTTTTTAGGTCTGTCAAAAACGCTTCTGCGTCCGTCATATCTTTTGCCTTAGCTATGTTGATAAGTTGTTCCAAGTTTCCCTTGCTTGTAGAGAAACCATTAGCACTTACCCACGCTTTTGAGGGAGGGAAGAACCCTAGTCCTGCCATTTGTTTTAGCTTGGTGAGCTTATACCCTCTTGTATCACAAGAAGAGCATCTATTTGGCTTGGCAAAACGTGTTCCATCCTTCTTAGTTTTGAACACCTTGCCCCTTCCGTTGCAAGCTTGACACACACTAGCCTTTGTTTTAACCATCATGGCACTATTGTTCTTGACAGCCTGTTTAAATTCTTCTTTGTCCTCCACATTGTCAAAAGCAACTGCCCATCCCTTCTTGTCGTACAGTATTCTAGAGTAAATCACCTGACTAACCTGCTCAGGAGAGTTAAGATTTATAGGTGTGTCCCCCATTAAGCTCTTGACTTTTGCGTTTAACCTATTTTCTATCTGCAATAGCTCGTCCTCAAACTGTTTTCGCACATCCTTCAGCGCAGTTTTGTCTATATTAAAGCCATTCATGTACATTTTTGTCAAAGTTTTGCACACTTTGTTAGTGGTATCTCTTACATCTACCAAAGATTCCGACTCAGGCTTGTTGTATTCATCTAGTAAGCGCCAATATAAAGACCTAGTAACCTTCAAATCCTGTTCAAGATAAGTAGACAACTCGTCTAAAGGTATTTCGTCAGTTTGAAATCCTCTTCTGAAGTAGTCTTTGAGTGTATCAGACTTCTTCATGTCTAGATCGTAGCGTAACGCACAGTTTTCTAGGCTAACAGAACCCTTTTGACCACGCTGTAGAACGTAGTCGCCTAACATTGTATCAAATATTTCACCATCATATTTAAATCCACAGGCCCATAGCCACTGCAAATCATACTGTAGGTTGTGGCCTATCAATAGTGTGGTGTTGTCAAGAACTCTTTGTAGTTTTTCTTGTGCATCATCATCCTCAATGGTCTTCTCCTTGTGGTCAAATACAAATACGGTTCTCTCTTCCTGCTTAATATGATCCATTATACCCACAAGTGTCAAAGA